ACTCTTCCAACTATTGATATACCAGATACACCATATTTTACAAAGCCAAAATTAGAAGGAAAATTACCGGGTTGTTATTTATATCACAGAGATTTACAAACTACACGCAACCCATCTTTGCTTATTGCTGACAAGCGTGGAACGTATACTGTTTGTCCTAACGGTGAGATGCCTTCATACACGCCTATGAGGTACGACCCTGCACAAATAATATATACAGAACCAACACAAGTTAACACAGCCCCTACGTCCACACAGGACACAAACGTAGTAAATCCTAAACCAAAGCAAGAAAAAAAAATAGAATACGAACCCTGCCCTCCAGAAGGAGCGTTAAGAATTGGATCGTATATTAATGAAAAACGATTAGAAGTAATTAAAGATTATATTATGGAAAATGGAGTTTGCCGTACTATTTATGAAAGTGTTTCCTTTGTCGATTCCGTCCTCCCAAGTCCTAGTGCTGCTCTTAATGTTGTTACTATTTCTCTTTTGGCTGCCAGTTCTCCATTACTTTTGGGTGTACTCAAATCATTGAGTAAAACTATTTTTAAAAAGGTATTAAATAAAAATAAAAAGAAATCTACTTAGTTTTTAATTCGTGTGTATGTGGCACAACTTGATTGGGAATAGTTGTTAAAACAACATTCTTGCAAGCAACCGCATCTTCACCAACAAGCTTTACTCCCAACTTAAATTGCTCGGCACATACCTTCATCCTTGCCAAATTTGCTTCTAATTTCTGGCGAGCTAAAACAAACTCTTGTCCTTTTATTTGGTTTTCTGCTGCCTTTAAACATAGATCAGTACCACGGCCTAATGGCACTTGAAAAGATAAAGTAAATCCATAATTAAAATTATGAGTTGATTGATCTATTCTTGGTTGTTCACTTTGATATAAAATTTTTCCCGGATTTACCAAGTTACCTGATGCATCCTCTGACAAATCATATATGTTGGTTTTTGTTGTATTAATTCTAGGTGTACTATAGTTTTCTCCTTTGGTTACAAACGGTGTAAAGGCTAGTGTTGGTTGTTGGCATTGCACCTGACCGCCATAAATCATCGTTGGAAAACCGCCATTTATCGTTTGATATCCATTATTGATGACGGTTCCGCTACTGGATGCACTAGGGCTACTTACAGTATTAGCAAGGGTTTTGGGAATATATAATAAAAGCAGTAAACTTAATTTGAAAAAATTGATAAACTTGTACTTTGACTTTCTGTAGTAATAGTCCTCTGAACTGTGCTTGTTGCGTCTAAACCGGGTGCGAGAAAATTCTCCGTTATGCTGAATGATTCTTGAGGATTTTGAATCTCCCATTGAGGTTTGGTAGTTAAATTTGGAGTTACCCATTGAAACGAAACTCCATTAACTGTTTGCGTGTTTGTATATGTAGCGTCTGGTGATATAACCGTGCCATCCTTAACTTGAATGTTATGACCTTGCAAACTGTAGCTATAGCCTGTCCGATAATTTTCAGTAACAATTGTCTCCACCACAATGGTTTTACTTGAACTCGAAGTCTCCATCTGGCCTGTAGAAAACGAAGGCGTAATTCCCCCTGCATACGCACTAGGTGTTGCAAATAGAAAAACTATTAACCATTTCATTAATCAATTTCTAACTTAATTGTGTTAGACATTTGTGCCGTAACACCTGCTCCTGTATCACTTAAATTAACTGTCATTGCACCATCAGATGCCATCGTCATACTTGTTGTGCCTATATCACCACCGCTAAATGTTGTCGTGTCTCCAAATATTGGTAGTGCAGGTACAACACCATTTGTAACTGTTGTGCTTGAAGAAGGTATGGCATCACCTTGAATAAAACTTTCTGAAACAGACCATGCATCACCTACTGTTGTAACTGCGTAAGTAGTTGTAGAGTCAATAGTAGGAACACCATTTGTGATTTGTGCATCTGTTAAATCTAAAGTGCCAATGGCATTTGCAGTTTCGTTTGCAGTTGGGGTAACATTTGTACCCGATGCGGAAAACGTAGTACCTATGCGATTAGCTGTTGAACTTGCCCCTAATGTAGACACGGAAACAACATTCTGGATTGAGTGATTTATGTCTGCTAGTGCAACTGAAGGGCTAAACAGCAGCAGTAATGCAAATAACTTTTTCATTTTTTGTCCTCCTTTTTGTTGACAACTTCAGCCCCCTCAATACGAAGAGGTGTTTCAACTCTAATCAATTGATAATTACCAGACTGTGTAGCTAATAACTGTTCTACTTCCTTTTTGTTTAATGGTTTTTCATCTGGTTTATATGTTCCATCACCACGTTTTTTTGCACCCTCCAAACCAAAACTGGCTAACGCCCCTGTCAACAAACTTGCCGGAAAAGTTATATCTTTTGGTTCATTGCTGTAGCCGGGAATTGTTATGTAATTAAGAGATACTATAAAACCACTCCACCCAACTACAACTAATCTGACCACTACTGAAATAAAAGCTAACTGTTCTTCCTTGTCCTCAATAGTTTCTTTTAATTTTTTAAATGGGCCTTTTTTAATTTCTTCTGTCATAGTTTACATTTATTAGTCATACTATACATAATTACCTATTAACGCAAATGCCTGAGATATATAGTGCCTTAATTGGTGCAGCAGCTACTGCTTTACTTATGGTTTTATCTAACATGAGTAGTCGCAGAGAACGAGACATACGAGATATATACTTTAGATTAAATAAGTTATCTGAAGCAGTCAGTAGGATAGAAGGACAGATCCAATAATGTTTGCTATGTTTGGAAAAACTAACAAACTATGTACAAAATACTGAAGCCTATACTATTACGCTTCCTATCCACAACAGGGTGTAAACGTTTGGTAATTGATCTTTGTCGTGCATTCGTAAAGCAGACCTCAAATACATTGGACGATAAATTAGTTGATTTGTTGGAGCAAAATTTGTTTCCAAAATTAAATTAATGGAAAAAGAAACTTTTTTAAATATAGAAATAGAACCTGCACCTATAGAATTGCAATTGTCAGTAGAAATGCGTTGTAGAGAAATAATGAAAAGCAATGATATAGATAATATAAAAAGATATTGCACACATTTAATTAGGCATCAAATGAAACAAGATGTTTTTTTAGCAGGGTTGTTGGGTAGAGTTGTAGAATTAGAAGCAAATCAAATTGTTGAAGAAATTAGAGAAGAAAAATTAAAAAGAAATAAATTAGAAAAAAAATCTATTGACAGAATAAAAAAATTCTTTCATATTTAAAAAGACATTTAAGGAGATTGCCATGCCAAGAGGTAAAGGTACTTACGGATCTAAGGTTGGTAGACCACCGAAGAAAAAGTAAGTTTAATCCCCATCACATATAAGACCCTAGAGTAATTAATGGTTCGTATTATTCTAGGGTTTTATATTGCCCACCTAAAAAGGTATTTCATCGTTTGGTATTTTTTCAAAACTTTGTAAATCATCATTACCTTTATACGTTGGTGTATTAGGGT